TCCCAACTCCTCCTTTCTCTTCATATATCCAATATATTAACCTATCACTTGTACAATCAATTAATATTTTCTCCAATTGTATTTGCCATTCATATAATTTATTAATAATAATAACTTTATCAGGAATACGAATATCCCCTCCATAATGGATTTTACCATCTTTAATACAATAATTAATATTATCTTCTTCTGAACCTTTACATTTTTCAAAATGCATTAACTTTAAACAATCAATTTTTTTAAATTCAGTAATTCTCATTCTTTTTTTTAACATAAAAAACCCTTGTAAATGTGGTGTACCACATTCACCGATCTCTTCCCCAAAAACATATTTATTGCAATTTGTTTTGCACCATTTTTCTATATTATCAATATCAACCAATTTATAGTTATTTAATGTAAAACAATAATTTTTACAAGCTCCAGCTTGTTTAATTACTGGGGTGGTATCAGTATTACCCACCCCAGTACTATTGGTACTATTTAATTCACACATTAAATTAACATTAGAAAATAATAATTTTTAAATGTTTTTATCCCTAAAAACGCAGCGCGTTTTTAGGGATATTCTAACCAAAATAATAATATCTAAGTATTATTATATATGGTTTATAAAATGAAATCTAAAAAAAAAACTTTAAAAAAAGTTTTTAAAAAAAAGTTTAATAATACAAGTAATAATACTAAGTCATTAGTATCTTTAATTAAAAAAGTTAGTTTACGACCAACAGAAACTAAACATACACATGAAATATTAGAAAATCAACAATTAAATCATAATTCACCTTATGTATCAATTAAAGGTTTATATTTATCTACATCAATTACAGATAATAATGCGGGAACATCAAATTTTGCAGCTAGAGTAGGTGATGAAGTAATAGCACGCGGTATATCTTATAAATTTTGGTTTGCTAATAAATTAGATAGACCAAATGTAATGTTTAAAATAGTATTTTTCAAATATCAATCAAGTACATCACCATCAGCACCAGCTCCATATTACACGCAGGGAACATCAAATTATATGATTAGAGATTTAGACACTGAAAAATTTAAAATAGTAAAAGTAATTAAATTTACAATTCAAACCAGTGCTCAACGTATAATCTCTCAAGATACATTCCAAGGAGCAGAAGCACACAAAGCAATATCAGTATGGTTACCATTAAAAAATCAAAAAATTAAATATGAAAACGATTCAACTAATCCACGATTTCTTGATTATGGATATAATATAGTTGCGTATGATTCATACGGAACTCAATTAACAGATAATATAGCATCATTTGCTGTAAACCGTAAATTCTATTTTAAAGATCCATAAATAATATTTTATAATTAATAATAAATTATTATTAATTATAAAAAGGATAATTGTTAAATTATCCTAACCAAAAAAAATTTATTAATTTTTTTAGGGCTGGAGAAGAGCGGAGCGGCTCGCAGGCCCGTAATAAAAAATTAATAACCCTATTTTTTTAGATAATTTAATTAATTATCCTCATCACATGAACATATATCATTAATATTAATATATTTTAATTTACCATCAATTATTTTATATATTCTCCATCTATCAATTGATAATTTCTCAATATTAGGTACACTATTTGAAAATATACAAATAGTAGGACTATTACATATAAAACATCCAGTCTCAAATTTATAATTTACTATAATACCATCTTTAATCTCTTCTAATGCACTATAAGATAAACCATCTTTATTAACTCTTGGTATATTCCATAAAACAATTTTTTTACCTCTACTTAATAAATAACTTTTATTATTAAAAACTAAATTAATAACATCTCCTTTCTTACCTCCAGCAGATAGTAAACATTTATATTTATCATACATATATTTTATAAAACTAGTTTTCCCAACTCCTCCTTTCTCTTCATATATCCAATATATTAACCTATCACTTGTACAATCAATTAATATTTTCTCCAATTGTATTTGCCATTCATATAATTTATTAATAATAATAACTTTATC